TGCTCCTGCCTCGATAAGAGGGTTGAGCTCCTGGGCAGACTTGCCGAGTATGGTCATCGCAATAGCATCGCGCTCGGTTTCGTTTTCCATTTTTCCGAGAGCATCTATGATTTCCCAATACACAGTATCGCTATCGCGCATATTACCCTCTGCATCATAAATAGCAACACCGAGCTTTTGATAAGCTTCGGACATCTCGTTCATTTTTGGAGCAACGGGCTGCGATGCACTAGTTACGCCTGCTTGGGCGGAGGCAAGGTTCATCTGCGCTTGTTCTAGGGCAATAGCAGCCTTCTTTACCGAAGCCGAAGCTTCACCACTTTCCTCGAGGGCAGTGTTGTAGGTGTCTTGAGCAGAAGTAAGTTTGTTTTGTGCTTTTTCAAGTGCGAGGGCAGCTTTTTGCGCTTGTTCGGAATCCACACCATTCTTTGCAATAGCAGAATTGTATGAGATCTGCGCCGCTTCCACACCGAGCATTGCATCCTCGACTGCAGCGTAAGCCTTTTTAGCCACATCACCGCTTTTTTTAAGAGCTTCATCGTAGGCAATCTGTGCCTTTTCAAGATTAAGCTGTGCAGTTTCAGCTTTAGCTTCGGCTTTTGCGAGTTTTTCCATATCCACAGTGGCTTCACCGACAGTATCCGTAACGGTCGCCATAGACTTGATATTTTTAGCCATGGACTTAGTGAGCGTTTCTGTGGACACGTCAACAAGCTCTGCAGCGTACATGTATTCTTGAAGTTTATCAGTTGCTATGCCTGTCTGTGTTGCGGTGGTAAGAACGTCATCGGCATATGCAGCACCCTCAGTAGCCATGTCTACAAGTGCTTTGCCAGCTGAAATTGCTGCTGCCGATACAGCAGCGAAGGCGGCTGCGATGACCGCCGCGGTTGCTTTACAAGCAGTGCCTAATCCTTCAAATGAAGGGCCGGCTTTGTCTGCTTTTTTCGCTGCATCGTCAATCTCCTTGCCGAATTCATCAGCCTCGTCACCAGCCTCATCCATACCTTTGCTTGAGTGCTCTATGGCATCTGTGTTTTGCTTTAACTCACGTTCCATGCCGTTGAGCGCGGCTTCTGCGTTATTTAGTTGTATCTGCCAAGCCTGTGTGCGCTTGTCATTTTCACCGAAAGATTCGGTTGCATTTTTGAGGGCGGCACGGAGAACTTCAATTTTATCTTTTTGAGCATCGATTTGCTTTCCAAGAACCTCGTTGCGGGCGGTGAGTGCTTCGACAGATTTATCGTTTCTATCGAATTCCGACTCAACGAGTTTCATTTCTGATCCGAGAACCTTAAAGGACTGGTTGATTTGAGCAAGAGCGTTCTTAAACTCCTTTTCGCCTTCAAGACCAATTTTTAATCCAAAATTATCTGCCATTTATACCACCACCTTTCGTTAGATTCCGTCCGGGATGATATCGTCGATAGAAAGTTCCCGTTTGGGTTTTGAAATGCCATTGTATTGCTTGTGGCATTCCCATAGGTCGAGTAAGAGACCAAACGGCATAAACCCCACCTCATCGATGGAAAGATGAAGGTGGGCTATACCATAATAAATGAGCCTAGTAAAAAGCTCTTCGTCACTTACTCGACCGCCACGTTTTTTGGGTCTGCCTCGCTCTCAATATTACGCTTGGTGCCGTTGTAAAGGGCAGTGGTAATAGCGGTCTTGTATGTGGCAAGATCTGCTGGAACCGTGAGCAGTTCGACCACATCCTCCGAGAGCAGTTCTTTGGGTTCGGTCTTATTTTTGAGGTTGTGAATAAGAATTGCCTGGTTGGCGAGAAGGGTAATAAGCCATACAATCTCACCCAGTGCCATTTCAAAGTTCTCGGACTTCATAAGTTTGTCGCCAAGGTTCTCAAGGCCACCGTAGCGTCCTGCGATTTCCTTGGTAGCTTTAGTTGTGAGAATAAGGGTGTATTCATCACCGCCGATGGTGATGGTTGCACTTCTGTCAGTAGTCATTAGTTGCTACCTCCTGTGGTCGTACCTGATTTTGTGGTGGTGTAAGCCGGCTCGTAAACCGATTTATACCAGTTAGTGATAATGGTTGCACTAACGGATGCATCTCCCTCGGTAGCTTCTGCCTTCCAGGGGTGATTGCCCTTGGAATCGGGCTTGTTCCTACGGAAAATCGTACCCTCGATGGTGGGAGTGGAGAAGGTGATGCTGTCACCCTTGGTTGCAAGGTTGGTAGCGGGGATGCTGAACCTTACGCGGTACAGCCAGTAATACTTATACTTTCCGTTTGAGCGTCTTGCACGGAAGCCGATTGCAACAGGAGCACCTGCATCTTCAGCGGTGGAGATAACAACACCGCCCGTGTCAATAGTACAGCCCGTGAGGTCGGAAGCTACGGTCGCACCAATGTCATCGATGCCAAGAGAAAGAGTGCCACTCTTAAACTCCTTGACCATCTCGGAAGCACCATCATCTGCATAAAGGGTAGCCTCGGCAAGTTCTACTGAAAGGTCGGCTGTCATAGCCTTTGCAAGAACAGCAGGCGTTCCGTAAGTTTCGCTACCGTCTGCATCCTCGGTAATTTTGGCGTAATAAAGTTTATCAAGACCTATTGTTGCCATAGATTTTATTCCTCCATTTCATAATGTTTTGCGACATCGACCACATAGTGGTGATATCCGGTTTCGGTTTCATAACCGATATACTGTCTTCCCGTAATGGAAAAATCCGTTGCGAAAAGAGCGCGGATGATTCTGTTTTTATCCGCGACATAGTTTGATTTACTGTAAAAAGAAATACGTGCTTCTTGGACATCAAAGCTCGGAAAATTGTCGCAATGTAAAGCATAGTTGTCAGAAAGCGGTACTATGACGATATATTTATCGGGTGCGATGCTTGTAAATACGCCGGTTTCGAGGGGAATACCAAGAGCACCAAGCACTTTGTTTGTGTCGGCTAGAATATTCATACCTTGTTGATTTCCTCCTCAAATTTTTGTTTCATTGCAGCCTCGCAAGCAGACTTTGATGCCGACTTAGCGGGTTTCAAAAAAGGTTTTGCAGGCTGTCCATGTCTGCCATATTCCAGGATGTTTGCAATTTTTGCGTTGCTATCTCCATCGGTACGGGGTTCTGCAAAACCGATTTTTATATTGTGGTTGCCATTACGGTCAACTCTTGCTTTTGTTACACCGAGGGAACGCTCAAGTTCACCCGTTGACCTAGAGCCGATTTTTGTGTCTTTGCCGACTACTGCAGAAAGAGCACTGCGAACTTTACCGAGCACAATCTCACCTCCGGCTTCGAGCACTTTTTCGGAGATTTCATCACTCCGAGAACCAAGCCTAGAGATTTTTTCGAGGAAGTCATCGGGCATTTTGATATCAACCTTGGCCATTTGTAGACACCACCTTTTTCGCTAGGACTTCAATATACATACCACGCCCTTTGACATCCTCCACGGAGGTGATATCGAAGGTTTCACCGTTACAAATTAGAGTGTAATCGGGGGTAAGATTAAGTCCTGGTATTACACGAAATCGAAAGAGATCAGTGGCTTCCGAAAAGGCAGCAAGGTTTGCCCAACGTTGGGAACCGTGTCTGCCTTCTCGATATGCGCGTACATTAGCAACAGGATCATACAAGGACTTTGCGAATCCATCTGCATCTGTGACCTTACGGAAAATTCCGAGTTCAATGAAGGTGTTCATTTTTCCAAAACTCATAATCACACCTTCCAATCCCGATCTAGTCGCAGAAGCAGATTGACCGTATCCCATACTTGACTTGCCGCCTGCGGATTATCTCCAAAGAAGCCTGCGGTACTACCATCACGGGACTCATAAAAATGAGAGGCAAGCATAATGATTGCCTGCTCGGTGGTAGGGGACATGGGTAGGACTTTGTACGTTCCTTCGGTAATATGCTGATAACTCTCAGCATAGGCAATGGCGGCGGTGATGAATGACCGCAACAGAGAGTCATCAGCATTATGTTCGAGTATGAGATTTTGCTTGACCTTAAAGAGCAGAGTATCCATCACCGGCACCTCCTAGTTTTAGGTTGTAGAACCCTTCTGCTGAAGCACCTTGATTGCTTCGGGAAGAATGAGCTTTGCATCCACGCGCTTGGTAGCAATAAAGCCGACCTGACCCGTTTCTGCGTAACGCTCGTTGAGGCGCTTGAAGGATACACCCTGGCGGTCACCAATCCAGTAGTAGGAGAAGTCACCGAATGCGATGGTCTTTGCGCCCGCACCAATTTCGGGAGCGAAGGGGGAGGTCAAGATGCGCTTGCCGAGGATGGTGTCAAACTCACCGTCACGG